GCCGACAGCGCCGATAATAGAGCGCCGCTGCGTGTTAAGCATGTCAAGCGCTTTTTTGGGTTCGCTAGCCGTCACATTAGCCAGCACAGAATCGCTGACTTCTTTGGCCAATGCTTCCAAAGCCTCAGGCGATTTACGCAGGCGCTCTTTCAGAAAGCTCATCTCTTGAGACGATTTCAGCGCGTCGTTAACGAGGGCTTTATAGTCCGTTTTCTTTAGCGCCTTCGCCTGCTCCGTCAACGTCACAAGCCCGCGCTGAAATTTTTCAGCGTCCGTCTGAACGCGCGAAACGATATCGGTTACGTCTGAGCCGATAATTGATAGTGGCTCGCGGTATTCTTCTGCGAATTTAGCCAGAGCAGCAGGATCAACGACGCCTTCCTTGACAGCCGCTTTCCGTGCCATAGCCAAAACAGCATCGTTTACATCTTTCATAACGGCGGGATTATTGCCAAAAGTCGTCACAAACTGACGTGCATTACGACCATCCGACAGAAACTTCTTTACTGTCGTATCAGGCGGCAATGCAGTCTCATTTTTGATATTTGTCCGCAAAAGATCAGCCGTTACGCCTGTGCGATACGGCTTGACCATCTTTTCAACGAACGTCTCGTTAGCTTTTTTCCACGCCTCTCTCGCCTCGGCGGGGATATTCTCACTTGATTCTACAAGGTCTTGTAGTTGTTTTTGAAGTTGAAGCAGATTTCCTCTACGATAGTTTGCTTTAGTGTCGTTAACAGACGCCCTAAAAGCGGATGACAATTCAGCATTTATGGCCTTGTTAAGTTTACCTATAGACTTGAACGACGCGACAACCGGCGCAGCGCCCGTAGGCTCCGCATAATAGCCAGCGCCTTCACCAAGAGAAACCCAATCTCCGCGCCCGGCGGGGCGTAGATCAGATATGGCTTCTGCTAAAGATTCAGGGACTGTAGACGGGGAAAATTCAGCGGTGGTGTCTGCCAGCATACGTTCTGCTTGGCGCACAACAGGCGAGATATCTTCTTTTGCGCGACCAAGAGCGCCTTTGAATGGTTTTTCAAATTCCGCTTTGACCTCTTCCTTGGCGAGTTTTCTGCCTTCCTCCGCAGCGCTTTTGATTGCGACACCGCGCTCAAACAAGTCTGTAGGCGGAAGTTGCTTTGTTAGCGCAGCATATTGACCTTCAAGCTGCTTGCGCTGTTCTGCCAGATCGCGCAGCGCCACATCGCGGATGATGCGTGGGTTAGCCAACTCTTCTGGCGACAACTGCCCGGCGCGCTCCTGTATCGTCGCCTCGACACGCGCCAACTGATCGCGGATAGCCGCAGCCTGCTGCTGCGGACGTTCAAGAATGGCGCGCCCCGCAGGCGTTTCTACGCTGCCGTAGCTCTTTTCAAGCGCCGCCAGACCCGGCAACTCTACGCCGCCCGCCGCTGTTGCTTCAGCAAGAGAGGGTGCTGGCATACCGGGTGTGCGCGGAATAGCGACGCCGCGCTCATACGCCGCGCGGATGTCCGCCGGAGCGGCAGGAGACGTAAGCGTCGCCAATCGATTTTGTATCGCGGCCTCATCTGTAGATATGGGCATAACGCGGCTTACAAGATTTCGCGCGCCGGTTTGCGCCGCTTCTGCGCCTCTTGTAAGTGCTCGACCCGAAAGCTGAGCCGCACCGCCAACCAATGACGGGACGCCCATGATGTCCGTAGCAAATCGCCCCGGCTGAAGCGCCGCCGTTCGGAAAGCCGCTTCCGGCGACCCGTACGACTCGCCGTAGCTGGCCATGACATTCGCCGGGAGAGACAGAAGCCGACCGCCATACTCACCCGTCAGCCGCATGGCGTTTTCGTCGCCGAACGCAGCTTGCCCGGCCAGAATCGGCAGAGTAACAGCCCCTTTAGCGGCTTCAGCTATAGGCGCTAGCGGTGCCAGTGGACGGCCTTCCATGACCGGTTTGGCGTATTGACGCGCAGCAAGCCCCGCGCCGCCCGCCATCAACGCGCCGATGTCCAGAATATTGCTGATAGCCTCTTCGCCTGTTTTGGGCGCGGCGCCAAAAAACGGCTTCTCAAACACGGGAGACGCCGCTTTCTTCTCCGGCACACCCCCAAACTGCGAGATGATGTCCGAATAGTCGGACGCTGGCGTGCCGCCGTATTGGGAGATGATGTCAGAATAGTCAGCCATCAGCGGCCTCCGCGCGCGGCTATGGCGGCGCGGACCTTATCCGCGACGCTGGCCGGGAACTTGTGCGGCCCTTTGCCGGGGATGTCGATTGTGACCATCTCTTCGCCGCCAGCTTGCCCGCGTGTAGCCGCTCCTTCGGGCGTTACTGGGTTTCGCAATCTAGAAAGTTGCGGTGCTTCTTTATAAGGAACCCCCGCGCGGCGGCTCAGCATACGGACAGCTTCGTCGAACTTAGCCAAGCGGTCTCCGACCGGCACCGCCGTATCGTCAAGACCGCCGATAGCTTCCATAACAAACTTACGGTCTTCGTCGGTAAAACTCTTGCCGCCAAGGCTGCCACCGACTTTGTCGAGCAACGTATTCTTCTGAGACGAACTAAGCCGCGCCTCGCCTCGGGTTCCTTCAGTAGATACGCCAAACGCGCGGGCGAGCCCGTAAAGAACCTGCGTTGGCCGACCTCCTCCAACAGACTGCATCAATTCTGCGGGGCGGCTAGACCCGGTCTCCGGGTTGTATTCGATTGCGTCAAGGAACTTGAGCGCCGACTTTTGACCCGCTGCCTCTTCTGTCCCGATAGGTGCAGGCGCCAGTGATCGGAGTGGCTCTCGAAGCCCCGGCGTAGACGGTTGCGCCGCGCCGCCCCCGCCAGCCCAACGGATGAGATCGCCCGCCGTTCTGGCTTTGGCAAATACTTCAGGGTTAGCCTTGAGGACGCGGGGAGACAAGATCTCTGAGACGGGCGTGTCAGGCTTGGCGGACAGGACCTCAACGGCGTCGCCTGACCCAAGAAAATGCGCAAGATAGGTGTTGCCTTTGGTCGGTTGGAAACCGGCGTCCTGAAGTCGCTGTTGGTTTGCTGCGGTGAACGCCCGAAGCATCGGCTGCTCGACCGGAACGCCATCAACCATCGTGCCGCGCTGCGCAAGAATAGCTTCTTTCGACATGCCTTTGGCGCGGTCAGGAAAAGTCTTGCGGAAAGTGTCGACAAATGTGCCGTCGATAAACTGACCAATCCCTTGCGCCGACGAACGAGGATTCTTGCGCGTGCCTTCGCGGCCCATAGTATAGAGATCTTGCGCCTCTTCTGGCGAGAAGACCGTTCCAGTCCCTTTCACGCGGTATCCGATAATATTTTTGCTGGCATCCTCAACGGGCTCTACTTCCGCAGCCGATTGTGTTCCGGCGATAGGCATAGCTGCGCCGCCTCCATATGCTGAGATACGACGCAATTCTTTGCCGCCTCCGGGGAGCGCAAACTCCTTAATTTCAGACTTGGCCGCTTCTTGTGGATTAAGAACGCTCAGCTTCCATTCAGGCGTGTATTTGACGCCTTTCCATGACTCTGCCAGAGCGGGGAAGCCCGCCTCGACGGCGTAAGGCACGAAGCGTTCAAGATCCGCTTGTGAGTTGACGCCCATCTCAAAAACGCGCTTCACTTCATCCAGCTTTTTAAGCCTGACATCACGCTCAGCAACGTCCGCCTGCCGGGCTTCTCGCGCCGCCGCCATCTGCGCCTGCAAGTCCTGATATAGCCCGCGCTGAGCCAACGCGTTCATCTGCGCGCGCTGGTATTGAAGCTGCTGCATTTGCGCCATAGCGTTGACCGGATCAAAGCCGGCGTCAGCTTGCGGCACCATAGAGGCTATGTCATAGCGAATCGGCATTGATCAAACCTCAATAACGAGCAAACGGGTTTAAGTCTTGCAGATATGCTGCGGCGGGGTATGAGGGCGCGGTTGTTTGTGGCTGCCCATACATCTGGCTATACAGCGCGCCCGCCATCGCGTTGCGCCCGACGCCGCCCAACGCCTGACCGAGCGCGCTCGCGCCGCCCATGTAGCTAGACGCGCGCGCCTGTCCGGCCTGCTCGATCCCCTGACCGAGCGCCTGACCGGCCCCCAGCATGGTGTTGGCGATGTTCGTACCGGTCGTCGAAGCTAACTGACCCATATTGCCAGCGGTCGTCGCTCCTGGTGAGGCAAGCCCCTGCAAAGCCTGAAGCTGAAGCTGTCGCTGCTGGAGGAAACGGTTGTATGCATTGCCGTATTCCTGACTGCCCATCTCCTGCCCGAACCGCGACGCCGCCTTTAAGGCTGCGCCGGACTGGAGGCCAGCATTAGCCGCAGCGGAGCGGTCGATGGCCTGCTGGCCCTGCTGCACCCGGAAAGCATAGCCGGGGTCGGCCTGATAGTCCGCCATGCTGAACGGCTGGGCGTAGGAGCCGTAGCCGGCAGCGGCCTGATTGCCGCCGATGCCGTAAAGCTCCTGCATCCGGTTGGTCGCCGCGACGCCGCCCAGCCGGAACGGCTCCATGCGAGCGACCGACTCTTCATACATCTTCTGCTGCTGCTGGCGCGCTGCCTCAGCCTGCTGGGCCTGTATCAGCGCCGACATCATCGACGCCTGCGACTGGGCCTGCCCGGCCTGTCGAGCAGCGCCCGCGCCCATGATGCCGCTGATGCCGCTGGCTGCCGCGCCGCCGAGTGCTGCGATTGTGAAAGGGTCCATTATTGCCTCACTCGTAAAGAATGTTTATAGAACCGGCATCAAACGTGTCCGCACCGCCGACAGTAGTTATGCGCACCCCAGTTAAAACTGCGCCTAGTGCAATTCCGCCACCGCCAGTAGTAGCGCGATTGGCGGCCGTAGCAGCGGTGCAAGATTGATAGACCCAAGTGTTACCTGTGACATTAGAGATAATCGCAGAGCCAGAAGCCACGTCAGTTGCCGCACCCGTAAGAATGACCAAAAAACCGCTGGTAGAACCATTAGTAGATGATCCAGCGCCGGCTGTGCTAGTGCCTATAGAATTATAGCCAGTTGTTACCACTGTGGTTGCGATTAGTTGAATTTGAACATTTGACGTGCCGTTAGTAGACACGCCATTCAGCATCACCGTAATACGTTTCACCCATGACGGAACGCTTGTAAAATCAATAGACGTGCCGCTGGTAGACGCTTGCGCAGTAGCCGCTGTAACCACGCGATTAGCCGGCGCGACCTGACTGTCTTTGCAAAGAACGCCGTCAATTGTCACGCCCGCCGCAGAGGTTAGCTCAGAAATGGTGTCCGTCTTGACCGACACGGACGCGGCAATGTCGCCCAGCACGTCCAACTCAACGCCTGCGGACGGCGTCTTGCCAATACCGACAAGGCCACCGCTCGTAATATTGATGCGCGCGGTGCTGTTGGTCGAGAGCGACAACGCCCTGGCGCCGTCAGCGGCGATGTCTGTGGTTGACGCGCCGGGAGTAATTTTAGCGTAAAGCGTCCCGGCCGTCGCCGTGAACGCAAGGTTGCCGCCGGAGATATCCACTTTCTCGGACGGCGCTGCCGTCCCTACGCCCAACCGGCCCTGATTGTCTACGACAGTCGGTGTCGAGTCCGGGTCCGCCTCGTCCTGAACGCGGAGCGCCAAACCTGTGCCGGTCTGAGTGATCTTGAGCGCCGGGCTGGACGAGCTGGTATCGATTGTCACGTTGCCGGACAGCGCCGGCGACACGCCAGAGATAGGCGCGGAAATATAGTCGACCGTCCAGATCTCGACGTCGTTGGCGTCGGTCAGCTTGAACTTGAAGTTTGCGCCGCTCAGCCAGATGCTGGCCTCGCCCCGAGCGTTCAGGATCACAGGATTAGGATTGGCCGTAGCGCCAGTATTGTCAGTATAGGTCGCCTGCGGCGTCGTTGTGCCGGCCTGATAGGTGTAGACCTTCCCGCCCACCAACGGCTCGCCGTTGATGTCGAAAAACTGCATCTTGGGGGATGGGGTAAGAACCGCCATTATTCACCTATATTGCACGACACGGTCAGAATGACCGAGGGGATGGCCGGGCAAAACGCGGTTGCCGGATCAGCCAGAATTTGCACATTCGTGTTTGTGGTCGCCCACATAAGCTCGAAGTAGTCGCCTGTATTCATTCTTAACACAAAATTCCACGCGGCAACATAGGCCTCGTTTGAGCCTTTCATATGGACTCGGGTCGCTGAATTAGGCACATCCGTCCCGCTGACCCGCGCCCAAATATAAACATCTCTGGCGGATGCAGTCGTGCCCTCTAACTGAGCCGAGAACTGAAAGTTATAAGCCCCCGGTCTGTCTACATATATGCGGGAGGTAGGTGTGCCTCGGTAGACGCCAGCGGACAGATCGGTGTTGTTGAACGTGATGGCGTAGGCGGTATTCGGGGCTGCCGCAGTCTGGTCGGTCGTGTCGTAGAACGTGCCGTAGCGCAGGGACCCGCTGCCAAGGACCGCAAAGATGTTGTAGAGAAACCGATACCACTCGCGCGAGATCAGGTCCGTAAACGTGATCGGGACGCGGGATGCCGGGATTTGAGAGATGTTCTCAGGCATTAGTCGGGCTCAGGATAAGTTCTGCACCCATAATCGCAATCTTGACCGGATCGGTGCCGGAGATCTCATAGACACGGTCGCGCAGCTTCTGCGTCATGCCCAGCCGCCGCCAGATGACGCGGTTGCCGTATTGCCCTGTGCGGCCCATAGACTTCCAGTGTTCGTTCGACCACGTATGCCCCCCGTCGTCCGACCACCGAAGCATGACTTGCGGGTCATTGCCCTGCCCGGTCACAAGCCCAACGCCCGATTCGCAATCGAGCTGAAGGCTGTGCTGGGCGGTTCGCTTCAGGTCATTCTGTCCGGTTGGCAGAGCTCGCCATGACCGGAGCCACTTTTGAACCAGCCCGGCTTCGGAATATACGTTCATGTCGTAGGCATACAGGATGCCAGTAACATAGTCACCAATGACAATCTCATTGGCAAAGTTCATCTGACACTGTCCGAGATGCCGGGTAAAGTTATTGTTTTCCCATCCGGCGCGCTCGTGCCAAACGCCAGTCGACACGTCGAACACCCATGTCGTGTTGGCGGTCGGGAAGTTCAGCACGTAGAAGGCATGGCCGTCCTGCTGATAGGTATAGGCAACGGCGTCGGCCAGCGTCGTGTATTGCTGGATCTGCCACTCGACGGCGTGCGTTGAAACGCGCTCGCCGGTATAACCCTTAGACCTGTAGACAATGCCGTTACCGCGGGCGTCTTTGCCGAGCCAGAACAGCGCGTTGTCCAGCTTGGCGACCGAATACGGAGCCTGACAGCCAATCTCATTGAACGCGCCCTGAATACGGGCGAGCGGAAAGTCGGGTAGCCCTGCGTTATACCAGACCTCGACTGACGTCTGCCCAAACAGCCAGACTTCGCGATGGTCGACGATCAGCGTGACAAGGTCATCTGGCGAGCCTTCTGCGCTGGCAAAATCGAGCGGGTCGACTGACGTGCCGTCATAGAGCGACGTCACCCAAAATTTCTGGCTGTTGGGCTCGTTGTAGACAAAATAGCCATCCAGAAAGCCAACGCCTACGGCGCCATAGAAATCCGGGTCTGTGATCTGCGCGAACACGTCTGTATTGGCGTTGTAGATGTAGCCGTTGGCTCCAGCCGCAATGAAAAGCTGTATGCCGTTGTCGACCATATTGACCGGATCGGTCCCGGCAACAAGCCCCTTGTCGGTGTAGTTCCAGTTCGAATCTATCTGATAGAAGCGGTTGCCCGACACCGCATAGGCGTAGTCGCCATAGGTCCAGAGCCCTCGAACCGGACCGGTCGGAAGCTGGACGAGTTGGCGCAGTCCCGGCGCGCGCTGAAGATACGCCGGCTGCTTGCCGCCATCGGCAACGATCTCGGGGAACAGATTCACCATCCGGCTGTCCGCAGCGTTGACGCTGCGGGCAACATAGCTGGAGCCAAGAATCGGCGTCTGCATCAGTAGTTCCCGGCGTAAATATTATAGCGTTGTCTGGTCCCCACGATACTGTAGGGCATCGCCATGACGTCGTCAGGATTGTTGATGCGTTTCAGGTTGCGTTTGCTATACATGGCGATGCGCTGCACCTGCGCCGACGGCTCGATGCCAAACTCCGGCGCCAGCTCGCAGGCCAGATTATAGCGGAACGCGCGAAGATAGCCGGGCGGAAACGCCAGCGTCGTGCCGAGCGTCGCAGGGTTAGCCAACTCCTCTACTGAAACAATATGCCACTCCAAAAGCCGCAGCGGCTTTGGGTATACATACATCTCAATGTTTGGATAGGTCATATTGATCCAGATCACCTGCGGGTAGGTGCTGGTCACAGTCTTGACGGCGATGCCGTTATACTGCTGCTGGTTGATGATCTTGATGCCGTAGGACACGTTGGTCTGTGGATCTCGGAAGTAAGTCGAGTCATCCACCAGAACCGGACGGTTGCCGACGAAGTCGCCTGACGGGCCGAGCGTCCGGCTGAGAACGCCGGACGGCCAGTTGAACACCTGATCCTGCGTAGAAAACACCGCCAAACGCTCGGTGTTCCAGCTATCGATCATCTGGTTGAGCGCAAACAGCGCGTCCTGAGACGTTTCGGCTGACGGTGTCTCACCTTCAGCCAGTACGCCCAGAAGCCGCAGCGCGCCGTTGATCTGATTGTTCGCCGTCGACGTGACGGTGTTGGATGTGGATGGGACAACGACCGGGACGTTCTGCGCCGCGGTAAACAGCGCGATCATCTGTCCGTCGGTCCAGCCTTGAGACGACTGCGTCAGGACGGCGATAGGATCGCCCGAGCTGATATATTCGGCCGCCCAGAACTCAATCCAGTCGTCCGTATTGGCGTCCGCCGGCACAGCCTGAAACAGCAGGTTCATGTCGCCCAATTGGGCGAGAGCGGTAAAATATTGCTGTCGCGTTACGGTCGTCATACGGGCACCTGCACAGCAGCTTCAAAAAGAGTAAGCATCTGGGCGGACGTGTAGCCCAAAGCCAGTTGCGTTTGAACATACAGCGGATCGCCAACCTGCACCAGCTCGGCCGAATAAAACTCTATCCAATCAGGATAGTTTGCGTCGGCCGATATGCCTTGGTAGGCCGTGTTCATCTCGGACACGTCTGCCAAAGCAGTGACGAACTGTTGCCGGGTGACAGTCGTGATCACGTAACCCATCCATTTTCTTTAAAAAGTGCAACATAATCGGCTGCGCTCATGTAGCCTGCCTCACAAAGAGCGCGGGCCATTTCGTGGGTCATTTAACAAGTGCCCCCCGTATACAGGCCGCCCGTAAATTGAAGCGTGCATGTTCCTGTTCCAGCAGCGTCGCGCACAGTTTTAGTTGCTGTTAAGCCTTGCACTCCGTTTGCGTAATAACTTACGGCAAAGACAACGCCGCCTTGAGAAACAGAGAACAAATTGCTTTTGAAAGCAGACCCGCTGAATGTAAATCCAGTCAAATCAATACCTTCGGCGGCTGGTATGGTGGAGAGTGATTCAAGGTGCGTCCCGAGAACGGTGCCGGCAGAATCAATAGGCACAAGCCCGTTTCCGGCAAGTTCAGCAAACAGTATGCCGTGATGGAACCC